TCTGCGCTCATTGAAAATCCCCAGCAAACGCCGAAAGCCGGTATTTACTGGGGATTTCGATATTAAGATATTATTTCTGATTTAGATTTTTATATCAAAAAGTACAATTTTAGGGGAAAATGCAACACGAAATGCAACACGAAAATTTCTCCGATCGATATACATGTAGCTAAGTAGCTCTGCACTATTCGTACCTTTTGTTATAACGCAAAAAAGCCGGAAGGTTTTCTCCCTCCGGCTTGTCCTATCTCTAATACACAAAACTCTTTACGCCCGTGTCTGCGCAGATCCATTCCTCTTTTGCGGATCCAGAAATATTCATCCAGATCTGACCTTTGCTGTCTCTGGTCGTTGCCTTGTTGCATACCGCGCGGTTCCCGATCTTGCCAATGATCTTTCCCTGTGTACTCGGTGTTGATCGGATGCGCAGGTTGTCCACATGTACGAAGTAAGCCTGTCCAGGCTGATAGTTTGGTTGAACATGCTGCACCTCTGCCGCTTTGACCGCCGGCTGATTTGCGGGCGCAGTAGTAACCGGCGTATTAAACAACGCCACCTCTGCCGCTCTACGCTGCACCAGCCCCGGTAACTTTCTTCCTGCCGCCGTGCAATACTGTGGCATTGCCGCCGCGATCTGTACTGTATTTCTGCCCGCGCATAATCTCTTGAGGTTGCCCTGTCCGCAGTTAAAAGCAAAGCTAACCAGTGCCGCGAACTGATTCTCATTAAGTTGCGCAGTAATCGGCACATATGCAGTACTGTTGACATACCGCTCAAATTTTTCCAGATCCTTCCGCAGCAACGCATCCGCCTGCGCCTGTGTAATAGCCTGTCCACTATGTACGCCAGATGTATGTCCATACCCGATGGTCCATACACCCGCAGAGCATTTATAGGCTGTCAAACGACAGCCCTCAAAACGCTTGATAAGTGCAATCCCTGCAGCACTGATTGTTCTATTTGCCATGATTACTCCTCCTTACACTCTTCACATTCCGGCAGACCGGCTACCGACGTTGCAATAGACAGGATGCCAGCCAATACAGACGCAGATGCTACCAGCTTCCAGTCCACCGCTCCCATGACCGATGCTGTGCCGATCGTAGCAATAAAGGTCTGCGCTACGGTCTTAACAGCCCTCACTCCTGCTTTCTTGCACCATTCCTTTGTGCTTACACTCGGATTCAATACACAATTCTTAAACATACTCTTCACCTTTTTAACCTTTCTTATAAAATATTCAGTTCCTACTTACTTAAATACGCCAACTTCCACTGCGTAGATAAAAAATCCCACCAGTGCTGTGGCAAATGTGCCGATCAGCGCATTAATGGATTTTGTCTGCTTTTCCAGTGATGCACAAAGGGTGTCTACCCTTGCATCCGTCACCGCTACGCCCTTTTCCATCGTCCGGAGACGTTCCGCATGATCGTTAAGCCGATCCTCTGTCGTTTCAAACTGTTTTTTGATGTACTCTTCACTTAATGGCATATGATTCCTTTCCGCATAAAAATACCGCAGAGATTTATCCCGCGGTTTCTATGCATCTTTATTCGCTTAACTCTTTTTTCAGTTCCTTTTTATCCGCATAAGGCAATTTCGGGTAGCTATCCAGGATTGTCTTCAGATCTTCGCCCTGGCTTAATCTCGCCCGGATTGCTTTGAGCATGATACGTTTTACGCTTGCTGTCATTCTGTCTCACCATCCTCTCCGTACAACAGCCCTGCGACTGCTGTTGCCAAATCATCGATACTGGTCTGCTGATCGGCAAGACGCTGCGCTGTTTTGTCCGCCGGTCTGCATTCCAGTACCGCCGTGTACGTTCCTCCATCATCTTCCTGCTCAAGTGATAATCTGGAAAGCGTGAGGTTGCTCTGTCTCTCAACCACAACATCCTCTTCTGTAACAATCTGGATGGTCTGCACATTTTCATCCGTGATCTTGCTCAACAGATCCTTAAATGCGTCCCTGCCCTCCAACGGAATACGAAATGTACTGCCGCTTTCCTGTGAAGTATTCAGCATTGTTCCGTCTACTAAAATAATATGGTTCATTTCAGTGCTCCTTTCTCAAGGGCTGATACCCTTGTCTGTAATATATCAATCTGTGACTGCTGCATCTGTACCAGCTTAATAAGCGGACTTACCAGCTTTGCGTAGTCAACACTCATGATCTGATTTTCCAATCCTTTTGATTCGTCAAAGTTCGTTTCGTCATATCCATACGGTACCGTCACTGCGTGCGGAAAAAGCTCCAAGAGCTCCTCTGCGATCACACCCTCCTGGTCTTTCTGACCACCGAATGCTTCCTTGTAGTCAAAGTCCACAATTCGAACGCCCAAGATCTTTCTCGCTTCGTCTTCCGTCATGTCCCGGATATTCTCCTTTATCAATCGAGACGATGGATTGGTAAATGACAGTCCTCGTACCGCCACATATGCTGTTCTGTTTGTATTGGTGCATTCAACGGTTGTATTGGTAAGCAAACGTAACGCCCCACCACTTCCGTATCCCGAAGATACGATTAAATCCGCATTATCCGGCGCCTGTACTCTTGCAACGGTCATCAGATTGTGGCCAAACAGATTCAGATCGAGCCCGGCATTTAAGATTGGCGTGCTGTACCAATCTGTCCAGCTTTTTCCGTCATATCTTGAAAACCACTGTTTCGGTCTGCCCTGTGCGTCCCATCCATCAATGATTAGCCGAATATTACTGGAATTGTAATACTCCACAAATCTAACGCCAGCCGACAGATCACTTGGAATTGCAGATGTCCCTCCTTTATACACATACCGAGGTTTGTTTGAATCCGAAAACATCATTGTCGTGTCTACCAGCCGTGCATTTGTACACAGTCCGTTATCCACGGCCTGCGCTCTGATATATGCCTTGACATAATCCGCTTTGCTTTTCGCATCCGCCTGAATATCCGTAAAGTGCTTACCGTCCACGGTGTCCGCATTTTTTACAGATTTAACATTGTCCGCCGTATTGTCACAGTTTCCAAGCCCAACCTGTGCTTTTGTTACGCCATGCGGGTTCTTCTTATCCTGAATATGATTTGCAAGCGTATTTGCCGCCGCCGCGCCAAGCTGTGCCAGCGTAACTCCATGCGGATTATCTTTGTCACTGATATGCGCGATCAATGCGCCTACGGCTTTCTTAATCTTTCCAAACGCCGATAGATATGGTTCCCCGCTTTCCAGTTCTTTCAATTCCTTTGATTCTTCGTAAGCCGGAGATTCCAAGGCTCCGATAT